CTATGCGTTGCGGTGTTGATGGATGGCTTCGAAACGCTCGGCACAGGCAGGCCCACAGAACAGCCTGGCCGGATCGTTGTCGAAGTCTTCGCTGCAGTCCGGGTTGTGGCATTCCCCAATGGGCGTGAGAGGGGCAACGCTGCTGGCCCGCGTTGCGTGCTGGGCCAATGCGCGTTGCAGGTGGCGCGCTTCCAGTTCCTGCGCTTCGTCGATGGTGTCCGTCATGCCAGTCGTATTTTATCGAGGGGTGGTCGCACCGAATGAGAACGCTGCGGCGGCAATGCACGACGCGCGCATTTCATCGGATCGGTGTGCTTCGGCGAGGTCGGTTTCAGGCATGCAGGCTCCTTGTGCATGTACGCCCGGACAGGGCGATGGAGAGAGGGAAAGCGGCCGTGCGGAACGGCGACGCCATCATCGGGAAACCGGTTCTCGCCAACTGCGACGGAACACGCTGATGAAGGCGATCTGCGACCGCCATCGCATCTCCCAAGCGAGCTTCCACACCACGTAAGCAATGGGGATGAAAGGTATTGAAAGGTATTGCAAAAGGCAGGGTGATCCGACACCATGATCGCCTCAGCACCTCCCACCACCTACTGACCACCTCGCGTCGGGCAGCCGCCGCATGGCCTGCGCACGGCAGGCAACGCACAGCACCCTTGCTGCCACCGGTCGCTGTGAATCGAACCATGTTTCAAGGGGACCCCGCCGAATGCACACACCGCACCCAGCACAGAACGTCGTTCCCGCGTTCCTGCAGGCCATGCATGCACACGGCATCGTGCCGGACGCGCGCGGACGCGATGCACTCAATGCCGACGGCACGCTGGTGCGCTTCCATGTGGAGGGCGATCGCCGCGGCACCCGCAACGGCTGGGCCGTCCTGTTCGGTGACAACGTCCCCGCCGGTGAGTTCGGCAGCTGGCGTACCGGAACCCGCCATGCCTGGTGCGCGAAATCACCGTCCACACTGAGCGCAACCGAACAGCGTGCGATCCGCCAGCGCCAGGAACGGGCCCGCGTCGAGCGCGAACAGCAGCAGCGCGAGCGCGAGGATGCGGCGGCCAAGGCCGCCAACGTACTGTGGAACCGTGCCGTGCCTGCCGATGGCAGCCATCCCTATCTCGTGCGCAAGGGCATCCAGGCGCATGGCCTGCGCGTGGCAGCATGGCCGGTACGCAACAGCGACGGGCTGGTGTTCCGTCACATTGACAACGCGCTGCTGGTGCCGGTGATGAACACAGCGGGCCGGATCGTCTCGCTGCAGGCGATCTTTCCTCGCGTGGACCCCGCACTCGCACGCGACAAGGACTTCCTGCCGGGCGGCCGCAAGCAAGGCTGCTTCCACGTCATCGGCAAGCCACAGCCGGGCCACCCCATCGCCATCGCCGAGGGTTATGCCACCGCAGAATCGATCCACCAGGCCACCGGCTGGTGCGTGGTGGTCGCCTGGGACGCAGGCAACCTTGCATCGGTGGCCCGCGCCTGGCGCAACGCCGTGCCCGACGCCAGCTTCGTACTCTGCGCCGACAACGACCAATGGACCCGACAGCCACTGGACAACCCCGGCGTCACCCAGGCCACCCATGCTGCGGCGGAGATCGACGCACGCGTGGTATGGCCGGAGTTCGCCGTTGTGCATGGCGATGATGACCGCCCCACCGATTTCAACGACCTGCATCTGCGCGAGGGCATGGAGGTGCTGCGCACCCAGCTGCTGCCCTCGCCTGCCACGGCACCGGAGGCATGCCCGGCAGAGGATGAGCCGCAGCCAGCGCACGCCGCGCGCTACCTGGTGCCCGGCAACCTGTCCGCGTTCGACACCTTTACTCCGTTCCCGGACAGCAACGCGCGTGGCCGTCCGCTGCCGACGGCGCGCAACCTGGCAGAACTGTGCCGGCGCACCGGGGTGACCGTGCGCTACAACGTCATCCGCAAGGACCTGGAGATCCTGGTACCGGGCCTGCAGGCCACGGTGGACAATGCCAAGGAGGTCGCCGCCGGCGAAGTGATGGACTGCATGCACCGTGCCGGCATGGCCACGGCCAGTTTCGAGACCAACCTGTGCCAGGTGGCCGAGGCCAATCCCTACAACCCGGTCGCCAGCTGGATCACCTCGCAGCCATGGGATGGCCAGTCACGCCTGCAGGACTTCTTCGATACCGTGCAGGAAGCCCAGCCCACCCGCATGGCCGATGGCCGCATCCTGAAAGAGGTGTTGATGCGGCGCTGGTTGATTTCTGGTGTGGCCGCGGCGTTCGAACCGGACGGCGTGGTGGCCCGTGGCGTGCTTACCTTCGTGTCGAAACAGAACCTGGGCAAGACGCGCTGGGCGCGGCAGCTGGCGCCCGCCGGGCTGCATCTGATCGCCGATGGCGTGGTGCTTGATCCGGCCAACAAGGACAGCGTCAAGCAGGTCATCTCCAAGTGGATCGTCGAACTGGGTGAGGTCGACGCGACCTTCCGCCGCACCGACATCGCGGCGTTGAAGTCATTCATCTCGCGCAGCCACGACGAGCTCCGCCGTCCCTATGCGCGCACGGAATCGCGCTATGCGCGGCGTACCATCCTGTTCGCCAGTGTCAACGATGAGCGCTTCCTGCGTGATGCCACCGGCAACAGCCGCTGGTGGACCGTGCATGCCGTAGCACTGGGCGAACCGGCGCGGATCGACATGCAGCAGGTCTGGGCCGAGGCCCACGCGCTGTACTGCAACGGTGAGACCTGGCACCTGTCCAGCGAGGAGCTGGATGCGCTCAATGCCACCAACAGCGAGCACGAACCGATCTCACCGATCGCCGAGCTGATCGACCGTCACTTCGACTGGTCCCTCCCCGCAGAGCACTGGGGCGCGCAGTACCGCGCCACCGAGATCGCCCTCGCGGTGGGCATCGACAAACCGAACCGCCGCGAGGTCAACGAGGCTGCTGCCTACGTGGTCAAGCGCCATGGCGTGCATACCAAAGTGGTGGGCAAGGAGCGCGCCAAGGTCTGGCTGATGCCGGCACGCAAGCTCACCCTCGCCGAGTACGCGGCGGGTCCATTCTGATGCCGCGCATCCACGATGGTCGCGAGGACGGCACCGATGGCACCGACTGGCGACTGGCCTGCGAAGCTCGCCGCCTGCTGCAGCTTGGGGGCTACCGCTACATTGATGCCTGTGGCCGCTGGAGGACAGTCAGCCCGCGCCAGCATCGCCAGCAGTATCTGGAACGTGTGCAGGCAATCCGTGGCCATGCCGAGCGCGACCGACTTGCGGCGTTGGCACTGCGGATATGGGCCTCCGCCCATCCGGGCAAAGTTACAGGGATGCAAGTAGATAAAAGGTGTTGACTGAAGGCATCACCAAAGGCAAGATGCATGCACCGGCTACGCCACCTTCCAGGAGCACACGCCATGCCTCGCGCCCGACTGCATGCCTTCGAAGGCGAACAGCTGACCGTGCAGCAGATCCATCAACACGTCCCCATCCTGTCCGAGCGCACCATCCGCGACCACCTGGCGGCTGGCCGTCGCACCCGCTCCGCCATGCTGTGCTTCGATCCGATCGCCGCTGCCGCACGTGGCGGACGCATCACCCAGCGCATGCTTCGCGCCCGCAGTGTAGGCAGCCGCGATTCCTGATCGCCGCCGCGCCTGTCGCATCCTCCCAGGAGTAGATACCGCATGATCCCCACCTCGCTCGACAACGGTCACCGCATGATCGCCGCCACACTGGCCGCATTCCGCGCCGGCCCCGCACTCGGCCGCGTGCCGCTGCGCAGCGCCTCACCGGCGCGGCCACCGCTCTATATCGGTATTGCAGGCGGCAAGCGTGCCGGCAAGGACACCCTTGCCAATGGCCTCGCTTCGGCGCTGGCCCTGCCATGCGACAGCTTCGCCGCACCGCTGCGGCAGTTCGTCGCCTCCATCCTCGGGATGTCCCTGCGCGAACTGGACAGCCGCAAGGAGGATGCCATCGACTGGCTGGCCGACCTCACGCCTCGCCACATGATGCAGAGTGCCGGCACTGAATGGGGGCGCGACCGCGTCCACCCGGAGCTGTGGGTGCGCTCGCTGTTCTCGCGACTGCCAGAAGGTGACCTGGTTCCCGATGTCCGTTTCGCCAACGAGGCCCACGCCATTCGTCGCCGCGGGGGCGTCGTGATCCGCATCGTCCGCCCCGGCCAGCACAGCGGCGACCTGCACGCCAGTGAACAACCACTGCTGGACGAACTGATCGACATCGAGGTGTGCAACGACCGCACGCCAGCCGACCTGGTGCGCAGTACGCTGGACCAGCTGATGCACCACGGGTGGATCTGAACGCATGGCGCAGATGCCTGCATGATGAAGCGCGCAGCGCTTCCTGATCCCGGCCTGATGCCGGTCCGTGGCCCATCATCGGCGAAAATGCGGTAAGGTCGTCCCCAACACCGACGGCACCTGCCGTCACCCTGCATCCCCAACCGCTTTTGAAAAGAGGAAATGTCATGGAGGTCGAACAGTTCACGTCGACGCGCCAGAAGGCCATCGAATTGTTCAAGTCGCAGCCCAAGGGTGGCAAGGACATCGTGAGCCTGGATGCGATCTTCATTTCGCTGTGCTCGCTGGCCAATGCCCAAACCGGGACCGGCAATGCCCTGCAGCCGCGTACCGCCGCCCGTCCGGGCAGCCAGCAGCCGCCTGCACCATGGTTCACCGAAACCCTGGCTGCTCTCAAGGGCAAGGGCGAGTCGATCACCGTTGCACGCTTCCTGATGTTCGCAAACCGCTTCCCGGTCAAGCGCATGGACCAGGTCAACGCGGCGCGCTGGCTGCGCGATGCCGGCTACATACCGCGCAAGACTGGCGGCAACCTGGTGTTCGATCTTTGATCCAGCCTGACCTGCAGTCCTGAAGCCCCGGCATCGTCCGGGGCTTTTTCGTTTCAGGGGTTACGCACCATGAGGATGGGCCGTCCTGCTCCATGCTCACCCTGTACCTGCCGCCCGCCCTTGCCCTGCCGTTGTTTTCTCGCGGTGAGGACAAGGAGTACTGCAAAAGCAGGAGAAGTCCGGACACAGCGGGGCAACCTGGAACAGCACTTCGCAGACCTGCACCTGGAGGTCCTCACCGATCCTCAACACCAGCCCTGAACGCCTTCAGCACACCGAAACGAAAGTAGATTAAAGGTGTTGACCAAGATCACGGGATGGCAACAGTGGATATCCATGCCACTGAACAGACTTCCCATGAACGCCTTGCCCGACAGCATCCAGACCCTGGCCGAGGTCATCGGCGAATCCGCAGCCCTCGCGCTCGTGCGTGCGTGGCCGCCGACCACCTCCAGTACCACCGGACGTCATCGCGTCATCGTCTACGTCCCCTCCAGCCTGCCCGACCAGCACCGGCTGATCGACATCCTTGGCCATGAGGTCGCGCAGCGACTGGTTGCTCACTTCGGTGGCGAGCTGCTGTTCCTGGCATCGTGCTTCGCCGCCAGTGCACATGAGCGCCGCGAGCAGATCGCACGCGCGGTGGCCAGCGGCACGCCCCGCGAGCATGTCGCACGCGAGTTCGGCGTCTCGCAGACCACCATCAAGCGCGCGCTGCGCGGTGCCCGTTCCATGCCGCCAACACCGGTCCACCCGGCCCTGCTCAAGGGGTACGCACGCGCATGAACGAGAGCGACCTGCTGGCCGGCGTGCCGGACTGGGCCAAGTATCTGGGCGGTACCTCCGGCGTGGTGATCGCGGTATCGCTGTGGCTTCGACAATGGCTGTCGTCGGCCAAAGTCGACCGTACCGCCGACGAGGCCACCAGCAACACCCTGCGCACCCTGCAGGAGCAGCTGGCGGCCGAGCGCACGCGTGCCGATGAGCTGATGCACGAACGCGAAGCGATGGCCCAGGAGATCGGCCAGCTGCGCGGTGAAGTCAGCGCCCTGCGCGCGCAGGTCACCCAGCAGAGCGTGCAGATAGCTGCGCTGCTGGACCTGGTGCGCAAGCAGCCGGGAGCCGCCGCATGACCGCCGCTGCAGCCAGCGCCCTCGGCGGTGCCAATGTCGCCGCGTTCCTGGACATGCTGGCCGTGTCTGAGGGCACCGACATTCCCCGCCAGCGTTCGCGTGACCGCGGCTACGACGTGATCGTCGGTGGCCAGCTGCTCAGCGACTACCGCGATCATCCGCGCGTGCTGGTATCGCTGCCGCGTTACGGCATCAAGTCCAGTGCTGCCGGCCGCTACCAGTTCCTGCGCAGTACCTGGGACGACCTGCGCACGCGCCTGGCCCTGCCCGACTTCGGGCCGGTTTCGCAGGACCGGGCTGCGGTGGCGCTGCTCAAGCAATGCGGTGCCTACGAGCTGGTCCGCCTTGGCCGCTTCGACGCCTCGGTCAGCGCGGCACGGCGGATCTGGGCCTCGCTGCCGGGCGCCGGATATGGGCAGAAGGAGCATGCACTGGAGACGTTGCGCGCGGCCTATCGCGCCGCCGGGGGGAGCCTTTCTTGATGCCGATCCCGCTGCGGATGCGCATCGCCCTGCTTGTATTGGTCGCCAGCCATGTGGCCTCTGCGTGGCTGGGCTGGACACTGCGCGACCGCAGCGCCGACCGCGCCGTCGCCATGGCGCAGGCGGCGCAGCAGGCTCTGCGCGCCGACATCGCCCAGGCCGCCCACCAGCAGGACCAGGCCAACGCGCGTGCCGGAGCACAGGCCGAGTTACAGCACGTCGCCGCACAGGCGTCGCGCAGCCAGCAGTTCAACGCCCTGCAACAGGACATCGAGACCCATGCCAAGACCCCTGGCCGTGATCGCGGCAATGCTGATGCTGAGTTCGTGCGCATCTGGCGCGAAGCCAACGCCGGCTCCTCTCAGCATTGATCTGCACATCGCGCCAGCCCAGCTGCGCGCACCGCGTGCGCTGCCGGACCTGCAGGCCGCCGACGACGATGCGCTGCTGCGTAACCACGTCGCCGTGGCGCGGTACTACCACGAACTGGCTGACCAGCTGCGCGCCCTGCTGTGCAGCCTCGGCAGCCAGCAAGGCTTCACCCTCAATGGCGCGCCACCGGTGAAACCAGCCGGATGTACCGCCGGTGACAACGACAGTGGGCACGGCCCGCACTGAGCCGGCCCACGGCCACGCCTGCAATGCCGCCCACCCCAGGTGATGGCAACACTACATGCAGACAGCGCGCGTCGCCCCCGATCGCGCGCGTCCTCCCATTCAACGTACGAGCTGACATGGCGAACGACTCCCAACCTTCCACTCTCGACGCGCTGCATGCCGCTATCGAAGCCGCGATCCGCGCGCGCTTTCCGGGCTTCGCAACCGTCGAGTTCTATCGCGACGCGAGCGCTGAAGGACCGGCCACGCCGGCCTGCCTGCTGGCACTGACCCGCTGTGATCGCGGCAAGGACAACGACGACGGCAGCGGGCAGCTGCAGGCCGTACTGCGTTTCGAAGCGCGCATCGTGGTGGCTGCCGCCACTGCAGGCGCAGCGCTGCAGCTGCGCAACGCCGCTGTTGGCCTGGCGACCTGGCTGCATCAGCTCGGCCGATTCCCTGGCGCACCCAGTGGAGCGATCGAGGTGATCGCCGCGCTGCCCGAGGATCCCTCAACGGCACAGCCCGGGCTTCGCACCTGGGTGGTCGAGTGGACGTTGCCGGTCGCCCTGGGCAGCAACAGCTGGGAAGAAACCGGTGGCGTGGTGCCGCAGGCCTTCTACAGCTTCGTACCGGAGATCGGTCGCGATCACCAGGCCCGCTACCAGTCCATCGAGGGAGCGGCACCATGAGCGCCGAACACGCCAGGCTGATCGCCAACCTGTTGATGATCGGCGTCGTGCGCGAGCTGGATGAGGCCAATGGCCGCGTGCGCATTGATGCCGACGGCATGCTCACCGACTGGATTCCCTGGCTGGAACGGCGTGCCGGGCCCGGCGTGCGCAGCTGGTGTGCACCGGAGCCGGGCGAGCAGGTGGTGCTGGCCTGCCCCTACGGTGATCCAGGCCAGGCGCTGGTGCTGGGCAGCCTGTACCAGGATCGTTTCCCGGCGCCGACCGATTCGCGCCTGCGGCAGCGCACCGAGTTCGCCGATGGCAGCTTTGTCGAGTACGACCGGGAAACCACCACGCTGACGGTCAACGCCGGCAGCGGCAACGTCATCCTCCACTGCAGCAATGCGCAGGTGATGGCAACGGAATCGGTGCTGCTCGATACGCCGTCGATCAAGGCCACCGGCGACCTCGAGGTTGCCGGCGCGATCACCGCTGGCAAGGACATCAGCACCCCGGCGGAGATCAAGGCCGGCGCCATCGGCCTCAAGGCCCATACGCACACCGCGCAGGGACCGACTGCACCGACCACGCCCGCGCAGCCCTGAACGGCCACGCGTGCAATGCCCTGAAAACCCGCACTCCACGACGATAGAGGCCATGCGAGGAATCGACGCCAACACCGGCAAACCACTGGATGGGCTGGCCCATCTGCATCAATCCGTGCGTGACGTTCTCACCACGCCCCTGGGCTCCCGTGTACTGCGTCGCGAGTATGGCTCGCGCGTATTCGAACTGATCGATGCGCCGACCAACCGCTCGCTGCGCATGGACCTGATCGCGGCCACCGTCGACGCACTCGCGCGATGGGAACCGCGGCTCCACGTCGAGAACGTCGACGTCTCCCTCCCCGCCCCTGGCGTGATGATCCTGGCAGTGACCGGAATCCATCTGCCCGACGGCGAGGCCATCACCATCGAAGGAATCGAGGTTCGCTAACCGTGGCATCCGGCTCGTTCACCAGTGTCAATCTCTCCCAGCTGCCCGCACCGGCGGTCATCGAAGTGCTCGATTTCGAGACGTTGTTCGATGAATCACTGACCGCGCTGCAGGCGTTGGATCCCACCTTCGATGCGCTGCTGCCGTCGGACCCGGCCTTCAAGATCCTGGAGGTCTGCACCTACCTGCGCCTGCTCGACCGTCAGCGCGTCAACGATGCGGCGCGCGGCGTGATGCTGGCCTACGCGATCGGCAGTGACCTGGACCAGCTGGCCGCGATCTTCGGCATCGGCCGCCAGATGCTGGACCCTGGCAAGCCGCAGGAGGGCATCCCGCCGCGTTACGAGAACGATGAGGATTTCCGTCGCCGCATCCAGCTGGGCCCGGAAGGCTTCAGCGTGGCGGGGCCGGAGGGTGCCTACATCTTCCACGCGCTGAGTGCCGATCCGCGCGTGCTCGACGCCAGCGCGACCAGCTCGTCGCCCGGCGAGGTGGTGGTATCGGTGCTGTCGCGCGAAGCCGATGGTACTGCCACCCAGGGCCTGCTCGACGCGGTCGAAGCCAAGCTGAGCGCAGCCGATGTGCGTCCGCTGACCGACCACGTTCTGGTGCGCACAGCGGCGATTGTCAGGTACACGGTCAACGCCACGCTCTACACCTTCGCCGGCCCCGATTCACAAGTGGTGCTGGCCGAAGCACGCACGCGGCTGGACCGCTACATCGCCGAATCGCACCGCCTCGGCCGCGACGTCACCCGCTCGGGCCTGTTCGCCGCATTGCATGCCGAGGGCGTGCAGCGCGTGGAGATTGCCAGCCCGGCAGCGGACGTGGTGGTGGACCGTACCCAGGCCACCTACTGCACCGCCGTGACCCTGACCCATGGCGGCAACGATGAGTGATTCCACCACGCGCCTGATCAATGCGCGCCTGCGCGGCGCGGTCGATGGGCACAACCTGCAGTTCCGCCATCCCGGTGGCTCGCTGGCCACCCTGCAATCGGTGTACCGCACCGACTGGCAGGGTCGGATTAAGTTGTCGGATACGCTGCGGCGCAACCTGCAGCGCTTCTCGGGTGCCTTCAGTCACACCTTGTGGAAAGGCTTCCACGTCAAGCCGGCGAGCCTGTCGTTCCATCATCCCGCTCCAGATGGCAGCCCCACTGCCTGGTCCTTCCCCGTTTCCGACGCGACCGGAGGTCCGGAACAGAACTTCGCCGGCCTGGTGGACGAGGACAGCAGCGCGTTTCCAAATGGTGCCGTGCGCACCATCAGCGCCTGGCTGCGTGCAACCGAGCCATGCGTCATCGACTTCGGCATGCGCACGACCGGCCCAGGCAGGACACGCCTGCAGGTGGGCACCGAGTGGAAGCGCTACAGCTACACCTATGCCGCAACCGCGGATGACGCACCACGGGGCGTGAGCATCGTGCTGGATCGACGGGCAACCGGGAATACCGACCTGAAGCCGGACAGCCGCATCCATCTGTGGGGCGTGCAGGTGGAGGAAGGTCGTGAGGCAACCAGCTACATCCGCACCATGCCACTGCCGGTGGGTGTGACTGATTACAGCGTGACCAACAACGTGATCACGCTCAGCCAGCTGCCCGTTCCCGGCGCGATCATCGATGGCGATGCGTTGGTCAGGGTACCGACCGCGGCCAACCTGCTGCCGCCCAACGCCACCCACGCGGAGCGGGCGCTGGCCCGAGCTGCGGTGACCCGTCCCCTGCCGGTGGACATCACCGCGCTGTGGGATGCCGATCGCTGCCCGGCCGCGTTGCTGCCGTGGCTGGCCTGGGCCTTGTCCGTCGACGAATGGAAGGCCTACTGGCCAGAGACAGTGAAGCGTGCACGCGTTCGCGCCGCGATCGCGATCCAGCGCCGCAAAGGCACCTGGGGCAGCGTGCGCGACGTGGTCGCCGCCTTCGGTGGCTCGATCCTGATCCGCGAATGGTGGGAGATGCAGCCGCCCGGCGCGCCACACACCTTCGAAGCGGTGATGACCATCGCCAACCAGGGCGGCGAAACCGCCACCGCCAAGTTCGTCGACGACGTGATCGGCGAGATCACCCGCACCAAGCCGGTGCGCTCGCACTTCACCTTCACCCAGGGCATGCAGGCCAGCACCGGTATCGGTGCGCTTGCCGGCGCCCATGGCACCACCTTTCGCCGCATCCAACTGATCGGAGAGTAAACCCCGCATGCGCTTGAAAATCACCGACGCCGGCTTCGCCAAGCTGGTCAATCCACCCAATACCGGCACCAGCGCCGTACTGATCACCGAGATCGGCCTGACTTCCACCGCGTTCACGCCGTCGGCCGGGCAGACCACGCTGCCCGGCGAGATCAAGCGCGTCTCGACCTTCGGCGGCAAGGCCGTGGGCGATGACACGCTGCACGTGACCATCCGCGACGACAGCGCAACGGCCTACAGCCTGCGGGGCTTCGGCCTGTACCTGGGCGACGGCACGCTGTTCGCAACCTTCGGCCAGGCCGATCCGATCATGGAGAAGACCGCGGCCTCGATGCTGCTGCTCTCCACCGACATCCGCTTCAGCGAAGTGGATACCGCGCTGATCGAGTTCGGCAATGCCGAATTCATCTACCCGCCCTCGACCAGCGAGGTACAGGGCGTGGTCGAGCTGGCCACCTCCACCGAAACCGAGGACGGTGCCGATGCACAACGCGCTGTCACCCCGCGTGGCCTGCGCGCTTTCATCGACAAACGCTTCGGCGCCAGCGCACCGACCCAGTTCGTGCGCACGCTGTTGTCGATCGCCACCGATGCCGCGTTCCGTTCCGCTCTGGGCCTGAAATCGGCGGCGCTGAAGGATGAGGGTGCCGACAAGGGCCTGGACGCCGACCTGCTTGATGGCCGCCACGGCACCCACTACCTGGACTGGCGCAACATGACCGGCGTGCCGTCCAGCGTGCACGTGCCCGGCCAGGTGATCCTGTTCGCCGGTGCCACCGCACCCAGCGGCATGCTGCTGTGCAACGGTGCCGCCGTGCTGCGTGCCAGCTATCCGGCACTGTTTGCCGCCATCGGTACCCGCTACGGCGCTGGTGATGGTGCCACCACCTTCAACCTGCCGGCAATGCAGGAAGGTACGGTGGTCACCCACACGCTGAACCCGGACGCGGTCGGCAGCTTCACCCAGGGTGAGGTGATCCGCCACGCCCACAGTGCAAGCACGGCAGCAGCGGGCAACCACAGCCATGCCATTTCGGTAGGTGCAGGTGGTGCCCATTCCCATGGCGCCAGCGCCAGCGCCGTCGGTGACCACGCGCACGGCGCATGGACCGATTCGCAGGGTCACCATGGGCATACCGGTGGCACCTCGTGGGTGGGTGATCACCAGCATCTCACCGCATTCGCCGAATCCGGCACCACCTATCCGTGGGGCGCCGACTACAACAATCACGTGGGTTCGCGCGGCAACCTGGACTACGACAACCCCTGGCCGTACACCAGCCCGGCCGGTGGCCACGCGCACAGTTTCACCACCGACGGTGCAGGCGCGCACGGCCACAACATCGGCATGAACGGCGCCGGCGCCCACTCGCACACCATCTCCATCGCCCAGGTTGGTGACCACGGCCATGCCGCTTCGGCCGCCGACGCCGGTTCACACACCCACACCATCGTGGTGGAGAACACCGGTGGCGACCGCAACCTGCCGGCCGGCCTGCGGATGATCTATTGCATCGCGTACTGAGGACATGAGCTTGCCTACCGAACCGCGCTTCGCGCACTCCTACGATCCCGACACCCGTGCCTACATGGGCAAGGTCCGCCTGCAGCCCTCGCCCGATGGTGCATGGAACCTGCCCGACTTCACCGTGGATGTCGCCCCCCGCCAACCTGCAGGCGAGTACCAGGCATTGCGCCTGGCCGACGACGGCACACGCTGGGAAACGGTGGCCGATTTCCGCAACTGCATGCTGTGGGACACGCACACGGCGATGGCGGTGCCCAATCGCCTCGTGCTCGGCCAGCCATTGCCCCAGGACGTGACCCTTTCGGAACCGTTCAAGCTGGATGGCACCACTGCGCAGTACAACGCCTGGAATGCCAGCCGCCGCGAATGGGCCCTGCTGCCGGATTACAGCACGCGGCCGCTGTGGAACAAGCGTGATGCGAGCTTCGCTACCCCCGTACCTCGTGGCGTAGCGCTGCCGTCCACGGTCACCGACCTTGCACCGCCCCGCGACCGCAGCTACCCGGTCACCTTCGACGAAGCCAGCACGGCGTGGGTGATGGTGGCTGCACCCGAACCCGAAGTGGCCCCGCTGCCGCAACCGTGATGCCGGGCCACGGCTGCAATTAATCCAGCCGCGACCAGATACGAACATGTACCCATGCGGCGCAGATCGCGACCGCAGCACCCACCCAACCAAGGAAAAAACAACGCATGGCCGAATTTCTGCATGGCGTGCAGGTCGTCAACATCGATGGTGGTTCCCGCTCGATCGCTGTTGCCTCGACCAGCGTCATCGGCATCGTGGGCACCGCGCCCCGCGCCGACAAGAACGCCTTCCCGTACAACACCCCGGTCCTGGTGACCTCGCGTTCGCAGGCCGCAAAGCTGCTCGCAAACGCGGCTACCGAAGTCGATGAAGGTACCCTTCCGGGCCAGCTCGACGCCATCTTCGACCAGTCCAACGCCGTCGTCGTCGTCATCCGCGTCGAGAAGGGCGCCACCGAGAACGACACCCTGGCCAACGTGCTGGGCGGCGTGAACGCGCAGACCGGCGCCTACACCGGCGTACACGCGCTGCTGGCTGCCAAGTCGGTGGTCGGCATCAAGCCGCGCATCCTGGCGGTACCGGGCTTCACCCATACCCACGACAAGCGCGACACGGAGCTGCTGGCCAACCCGGTCGTGGCCGAACTGCTGGGCATCGCCGACAAGCTGCGCGCGGTGATCATCAAGGACGGCCCGAACAGCAACGACGACGCGGCCAAGAGCACCACCACCCTGACCGGCTCCAAGCGTGTCTACGTGGTCGACCCGGCACTGCTGGTGCAGTCCGGTGATGCCATCGTCACCCGCTACGCCTCCGGTGCCGTGGCCGGCGCCATCGCCCGCAGCGACAACGAACGTGGCTGGTGGGCATCGCCGTCGAACCTGGAGCTCAACGGTGTGGTCGGTACCGCACGTGCGATCGACTTCGGGCTGTCCGATGCGAGCAGCCGCGCCAACCTGCTGAACCAGTCGAACGTGGCGACCATCATCCGCGAAGGTGGCTTCCGCCTGTGGGGCAACCGCACCGCCAGCATCGACGCCAAGTGGCAGTTCCTGTGCGTGGTGCGCACCGCCGACATCATCGCCGACAGCCTCGAGGCCGCCCATCTGTGGGCCGTCGACCGCGGCATCAGCAAGACCTACGTCGACGACGTGCGCGAGGGCGTCAATGCCTTCCTGCGCGGCCTGAAGACCCAGGGCGCGATCCTCGGCGGCAACTGCTGGATCGACCCGGAACTGAACGCAGCGGACAGCGTGGCCCAGGGCCGCTTCTACTGGGACTTCGACTTCACTCCGACCTACCCGGGTGAGCAGCTGACCTTCCGCATGCACATGAACAACAACTACGTCTCGGAGATCTTCTAAGCATGGCGCGCAAGATCCGCAAAAACTTCAACTTCTATGTCGACGGCAAGGGTTATGCCGGCAGCGTGATGTCCTTCACCGCTCCCAAGCTGACGCTGAAGACCGAAGACTTCCAGGCCGGCGGCATGCTCGCACCGACCGAAATCGTCCTCGGCCACGAAAAGCTGACCGCCGAAGTGACCTTCGCCTCCGATGACGCGGAGATCATGTCCAAGTTCCACGTCATCGAAAGCAAGGAGTACGGCTTCACCGCCCGCGAGGCGCTGGAAGCCGACGACGGTACGGTCTCCCAGGTCGTGCACAACATGCGCGGCAAGGTGAAGTCGCTGGACCGCGGCGAGACCAAGGTCGGCGAGAAGGGCACGGTCAAGGTCGGCCTGGCGCTGAGCTACTACAAGCTGACCCATGGCGCGCAGGTGGTGCAGGAGATCGACGTGACCAACATGATCGCCCGCCAGGGCGGCGTGGACGCATTGGCCGGCATCCGCGGTGCACTGGGCATCTGAGCCCGCCCCGCACTGAAGTACACGGGGGCGCATCGCGCCCCCGCATCCATCGCACTCCATCGATATCCAGGAATACATCCATGTCCAGCAAGACCAAGACCACCGCCGACACCGTCATCGAGCGCGACGGCTATGCCGAAATCACCCTCTCCCGCCCGCGCCAGGTCAATGGCATGGACACCGCAGTGCTGCGCATGCGCGAGCCGACCGTGGAAGACATGGAGCGCTACCAGGACGACAAGGGCACCGATGCCCAGCGCGAAGTGCGGATGATCGCCAACCTGTGCGAGATCGCACCCGACGACGTGCGCAGGATGCCGCTGCGCGACTACGCCCGCCTGCAGGCCGGTGTCGCGCTTTTTACCACCTGACCCTGCCGCAGATCAGGCAGGGAGCACTCGCCCTGGCCGGGCATACCGGCTGGGGCCTGGGCGAGATCATGACGCTGCGGGTGTCGAAGTTCATCTGGTGGATACAGGGATTGCCGGTACATGGCGAGTAACGTTCAAACGACAACGATCACGATCGGCGGCTCGGTCTCCAAGTCGCTGCAGGACGCGCTGTCCTTCAGCAGGGATGGCCTGAAGCGCCTTGGCGATGAAGCGGACAAGCTCGAGCGCAAGCTCAATGTCATGGGCAGGTCGAGCAGCCAGTTCGTCCGCATGCGCATTGAAGCCGATGCGCTGCGTGCGTCGCAGGAAGCACTGCAGCGCATCGAAGACAAGCGCACGGCGAATCTCGAGAAGCGCGAGAAACTCGGGTCGGCATTCGGCGATGCACGGGGCATGCTCGGCAATGCCATCACCACGCTGGCCAAGCCGGTGGAGAACGCCGCCGGCTTCGTGCGCGAGAACCAGGCCATCGGCAATGCCGCCAACCTGACCCGCGCCCAGGTCAAGGCACTGGGCGAGACCATCCTGGCCGAGTCCGGGCGCACCTATCAGGGCGCCGGCGAGCTGCAGCGCGCGATCAGCCAGCTGGTCGGCGCCGGCATCGACGCGCAGGCCGCACAGGCCAGCCTCGGTGCGATCGGACGCACCACCACCGCTACCGGCGAAAGCATCGACGATGTCACCCTTGCTGCGTCGGGCCTGCAGCAGGCGTTGAAGATCGACCCCAGCGGCCTGCAATCGGCGTTGGACGTACTGGTCGTGGTGGGCAAGGACGGTGGTGTCGGCCTGAAGGACATGGCGGGTGCACTGCCGGTGCTGGGCAGCGCGTTCCAGTCACTGCAGATGCATGGCAATGCGGCCGCAGCCACCATGGGCGCGGCGCTGGATGTCGCCCGCCAGGGTGCCGGTGGCGCCGACGAAGCCGCCGGCAACATGCAGCGCTTCATGGCCAGCATCCTCTCGCCGGACCTGCAGGCCAAGGCCAAGAAGGGCTTCAAGCTGGACCTGCGCAGGATCATCAATGAGGCGCAGAGCACCGGCGGCAATCCGTTCGATGCAGCGATGCAGGGCATCATCCAGGCCACCTCGGGGGACCAGGCGAAGATCGGCAAGCTGTTCGGCGATGCGCAGGCGCAGAACTTCGTGCGCCCGATGATCCAGAACTGGGACGAATACACCCGCATCCGCGACAAGGCCCTCTACGCATCGGCAGGCACCACCGATGCTGGTTTCGCGGCAAAGATCCAGAGCGATCCGGAAAAGATCGAAGGCGCGAAGATCGCCGTCGACAATCTGTCCAAGGCCTTCGGCAGCGCGCTGCTGCCGGCGGTGGGCGAAGCAGCGGTGAAGCTGACCGAGCTGTTGAACGGGGTGACCTCGTTCGTGCAGGAAAACCCGAAGCTGATTGCCAACACCACCCAGGTAGTGGTCGGCATGATGGGCATGCGCACCGCCGTGCTCGGCGTGCGCTATGCCTGGACCTTCCTGCAGGGCCCGATCCTGGCCGTGCAGAAGGCGTTCGAACTGTTCCGCGGCGGCAGCCTGCTGGCCCAGCTGGGGCAGTTCGGACCGACTGCCATGCGCCTGGCGTCCGGCTTCCGCGTGGTGGCCACCGCCGTGGGTGCCATCGGCGGGGGTCCGATCACGCTGGCCATCGCCGCCATCACCGCCGGTGCGCTGCTGGTACGCAAGTACTGGGAGCCCATCAAGGCTTTCCTCGGTGGCGTCTGGGACGGTCTCAGCGGCGCGGGCACTGCCGCCATGGGCGAACTGATGCGAGCCGTCGAACCGCTGCGCCCGGCATGGGAAGTCATGAGCGGGTTGATCGGGCAGGCCTGGGATTGGCTGTCGAAGATGCTGGAGCCGGCGCAGTACACCGGCAACGAGCTTTCGCGCGTGGCCGAGATCGGCTCGCTGGTGGGTGAGGCGCTGCTGACCAACTTCCGCATGGTCATCCAGGTCATCGGGGGCGTGGTGCAGACCGTTGTCTGGCTGGGCGAAACACTGGGCATCGCTGCCGGCTGGATCACCGTCACGCTGGGCGGTGCCTGGGACGCGATCATGGCGTCGGCAGGCGCGGCCATCGACTGGATCATGGGCAAGCTGCAGCCGTTGCTGGATGGCATCAGCTGGGTGGCAGGCAAAGTGGGCGGTGGCCTGGGCTTCCTCAAGGACAAGGCCGTCGAAGGCGCCGGTATCGCCCTTGACCGTGCAAACGTGGGCAAGGCGGCCTATGGCGCGATGGCAGCCAACGGCGGCGGCGGCATTGGTGACATGGCACGTGTCGCTTACGCGGTCGGCAGCAACGACGGCGATGGCCTCAAGCGGCGCATGGCAGACCTCGGCAGCGCGCAGCAGGGGCGACAGGCACCGTCGATGCCCTCGGGCACTCCACGCATGCCCACCACCGTGCAGCAGCAACAGACCAACAACATCACCATCCACCAGCAACCGGGGGAATCCAGCGAGGCCCTGGCGCGGCGTACCGCCAATGCATTGCAGCACCAGCAGGCCGTACAGGCCCGCGCCACCCTCGGAGACAGGAACTAAGCATGAAGCGCGAGTTCGTAACCGCAACCCTCGACAAGCTGCTGTCCGGTTTCCAGAGCAACGATTCAGGCAACGCGCCGGTGCTGTTGATGCTGGGCGGCTTCAAGTTCAGCCTCAACACTGCGGTGTTCCAGGAGATCCAGCAATCCAACGAGTTCCGTTGGCAGGCGCAGGAGCGGGTCGGCCAGCTGGCCGCGTTGCAGTACACCGGTCCGGGCCAGGCCACCATGACACTGCCGGGCGTGTTGAACCACGAGTTCCGTGGCAAGGGCAACCAGATGTCGGAGCTGCGCAGGCTGGCCGCACAGGGCAAGCCACAGCGGCTGCTGACCGGCCGTGGTGGCAACCTCGGCCTGTGGGTGATCGACAAGATCGAAGCCACCAGCAAGCACTTCACGCCCGATGGCGACATCCGCCAGCAGACCTTCACCCTCTCCCTGCGGAAGCACAGCCATGGCACGAACGTATAACACCCGCGACGGCGACGTCGTCGACCGCATCGCCTACGTCCTCTACGGCGAGCAATCACCGGCCATCCTGCGCGCGGTGTTCGATGCCAACCCCGGCCTGGCCGCACGCGGCGCGGTACTGCCTGCAGGCGTGGTGATCACCCTGCCGGATGTACAGCGTCCAGCCAATGAACGCTCGGGAGTATCGCTGTGGGATTGAACGTCGAACCGGCCTTCCGTGTGGTGGCCAACAGCGAAGACATCACCGACAAGATCATGTCGCGTTTCAAGTCGCTGCGCATCACGGACGAAACCGGCAACACTGCCGACACGCTGGAGCTGCAGCTGGCTGACCACGATCCGTCCGATCCTATCCAGCTGCCTCCCGTGGGTGCCGAGCTGGAGGCCTTCATCGGCTATGACGGCGAGGTGCGGCGCATGGGCCTGTACATCTGCGATGAAGTGGAAATCTCCGGCTATCCAGGCAGCATGACCCTGCGCGCACGCGCGGCGCCCTTCGAGGCCAGCAAGGGTGGCAAGAACGATCTGCAGACGCAGAAGACGCGCACCTGGAAAAAGGGCACGATGATCGGCGGCATGGTGCAGCGCATGGCGGGCGAGCACGGACTGAGCGCAGCAGTGAGTGAATCGCTGGCGTCGATCGTGCTGCCGCTCACCGTGCAGTCGCAGGAGTCGGACATGAACCTGCTGCTGCGGCTGGGCAAACAGCATGACGCCATCGCCAAGCCGGGCGGCGGACGCCTGATGTTCGTCACGCGCGGCGAATCCACCACGGCCAGTGGCGAGCGCATTCCCGACGTCACCCTTACCCCCGCCGATGGCAGTGCCTACAAGGTCACCATCGCCTCACGCGAGAAGGCCGGGACCACCATCGCCTATTACCGCGATGTACGCGGCGCAAACCGCCAGGAGGTGAAGGTGGGCAGCGGTGAACCGATCGTGCGCCTGCGCATGGCCTACGCCGACCGCGCGACCGCCGAAGCAGCAGCCCGCGCCAAGCAACGCGAACAGGCGCGGCAGACGCGCAAGCTCAGCTACACCCTGCCCGGCCGTCAGACGTTGATGGCCGAAGCCACGGTGGTGATGCAGGGCTTCCGCGACGGCGTGGATGGGCGGTGGCTGGTCAAGCATGCCGAGCACAGCATCGGCAGCGAGGGTTACGTCACCAGCATCCAATGCGAACAGCCCAACAGTGCCGACGCAGTGAAAGCGGCCAGCAGCGCCGCAGCGACCGAGGGCGAGCAGGTGGGCAGCGAGGTGTAGATCCACGCCATGCGTGGATGCTCTCCGCATCAACTCACGTACTGCGCCACCCCGTTACCGAACGACCAGTTTTCCCGCTTCACTTCCACCAGGTTGATGAACACGTCCTCGCGGCGGATGCCCACCGCCGCGTGCAGGCCATCGGCGATGCCGGCGTACAGCGCCTTCTTCTGCTCCAGCGTACGTCCTTCGTTCCAGGTGATCTGGATGCAGATGAAGTCGTCGGTGCGGTCCACGCCCAGGTAGCCGGGATCGAAGATCAGCGTGCCGGGCTCGTGTTCCTGGAAGATCTGGAAGCGATCATATTCCGGAACGCCCACCGCGCGCATGGCCTGGTAGATGGTTTCGCCGACGCGTTGCAGGTAGTCGGCGGATTTACCTTTGCGAAGATCGATGCGGGCGAGCGGCAT